CACCTACACTCTTCTTTTAACATTCCAAAGATGATTGCTGCATCTTCGTCTTCGTCACCAAAGAACCGTCTGACTTTTCCTTCATTGGTGAAGCCCAGACGCTCCGTTAATCTCACCGACTTTTCATTTCCTAGTCTTGCGTTAGTGGTAAGCCGAACCACCTTGCAAGTAATAAAGGGATATGAAAACAACTCCCTTAATACTGGCCTCGTCAGGGCCCTTTTGTCGTCCAACCAAATGGACGCCCAGATTTCTCGCACCGTATAGCAAGAGTAAGTAACTCCGCCAACGAGCTTTTTCTCCTCACTGTCCCAGATGCCGATTGACGAGTTCGGCTCCGCGAAGGGAGGACATTCACACTTGGTTGCACATATTTGAGCCAACTCGGCTTGTCCTTCATAAATAGGGACAAACCGCATTAGCTGGACAATATGCTAATTGCCAAGGTGACCTCGAGGTCGTTCAAGCTGCTCGCGCTTGTGATTGCATACCCAATCGACTTGGAAGACGAGGTGGCGTCAATCTCTTGTGGAGTAGACAAGACAGTCTCAAGACCTGATGAGGTGACGTTCTGGGTTGAACCCACTGCGACACCGTTTACCAAAAGCTGCCATGTGGCAGAGCCGGAAGAGCACTGAAGACTGATGGCATCAATCTGAATCTTCTGGCGATAAATCCTTTTGATTGTGTAGCTGGCGTTGCTTACCGCACCGCTCCGGCTTTGATAGATACTATCGGAAGCTAGAATGGTCGGGAGCTGAGCTGCTGGCAGTCGGCCAGAGCTGTCCAGTTCTGCAACGCCGTTCGCTGCACCCTTCTGTGTTACAGGGACCACGGAGGATAGGTCAATGTCAGCATAGGACAGGGCGGTACCTGTGGAATTTACCTTAACGAATTGACCTGCGTTTGGTGCAGTGAATGTGGGGAGCGAGCTTTCAGGTGCCGTCTCTAGCCACTGAGTTCCTGTGTAGAACTTCAGAGTGTTAGGCGTCTGACTGGTGTCCATCCACAATGCACCACTGTCGGGTGAAGACGGTGTGGATGAAGACACGGTCAGCTTCGCTGCTGTCGAAATGTGAGAGACCAAGCCGCTTACTTTTGCTTGAGGAATATCAGCGTCTGCGAATTGCATATTCGCAAAGGTGATTTTGCCTGTGGCCAAGTCGGTAAAGTTCGCTTCCGTCATCAAGCCAGTGACTACGTTTGTGGATGTGTTCTCCACCGTAATAATAGTTACTGTGTTGCCTGAAGGCACGGCGCTTGTAAACGTCACCGTGTCGGAGGCCGCATTGGTTACATAGTCATTGGCACCGCCGGAGCGCTGCAAGAGACCGTTTTTGTAGACCTGTAGGACAGTCGCTTCGTCATGCACAAACGGGAAAACTGTCTGTGATGCTGTCGTCGCTGTGTCTGAACGAGTGAAGCCTGTAATCGACGAGGTCCGAATCTTGTATATGGTGACAGTCTCACCAGCAGAAAGGCCGGAGTTAAATGTCACTGTGTTCGCTGAGTCGCTGGCCTGGTAGTCATAGCTACTGCCCAGGCGTTTGAGGACACCGTCCACATAGACCAGCAATTCGTCTCCGCTTTCGTGAGCGTAAGAGATTACGGTCTGACCTGCTGTGGCTACTGTGTCTTGTCGCGAGAACAGAATTGGCGCACCCAATTCGCCGACCACGCTGCCAGCAGCACCACGAAGAGACTCAAGAGTCGCAAGGTTTTTCCATCCTGTGCTTTCATCAGTGTATGTGCCTACTCGATATTGCAGGCCAGAAGAGGAGTCATTGCGTAGCTCAATCGGCCCTTGCCATATACCGCTTTCGTCAAAAAGCGTTTCGAGCAGCTCTCCAAGTGTCTTTTCTCCCAACTCAGCAGAGTTGAGGTATCTAATTACGTTTTCAAACTCAGCGTTGATGTTGCCGGAAGCAACATAATTTTGTGGGTTTTGTTGTCGAAGTCGAGCCATTTTACTTCCTCAAGATTACGCCCAAGCCGATAATTCGACAGAGCCCCTTTCCTTTAACTGTCATGCGGTATTGGGCACCCCGATAACGCATCTCGAGTTTTCTTTCGTACTGCCGTGATAATGGAACATCAGGGAAATAGTTGTCGTCCGCACTGTCGCTTATCTCAAATACCATGCTTCCGATAATCCGCCCCGTGTCATCTATCACCTCCAGCGTCGCGTCTCCAGCGCCGTCCGCCTGGACAACAACTGAATGCACTGTTTTTGTTTCAGAGAAGCTGCCATGCCAGAGGACAGGTGTGGTGAACACCATGTCTGGATGGACTTCGGCTTCCTCTTCGATTTTCTTGATGTCGTATATGCCACCCGATGTTCCGTAGACTAAACGTCCAGCCTGGAATGCGCCGCAGCGGGCGTTCAAGAACTCTCCTGTAGACCACTTAGGCTCCATACGAGGATTAACCGTCATGGTCAGTCGTTTAGATAGGGTGCCGCCAGGCTGCGGGAAGAAGATGTGGTACTGCCCCATGTCTGGGTCGTAGGCAGAGCTGATAAGGCTCACGTCCTCAACAGTAGCAATCAGCTTGCGATACTCGATGTCGATTTTTTCTGACAGCGCTGTTCCCTCAATCGTGATGCCGTTTTCCGCAGAGCGACGAAGGCTGTGCACGCCAGAGCGTGAGCAAAACAGAATGTCTGTGCCAGCCCGTTGAACTGTTCGGTGACTTACGCAACCGACGTTCACGCTGGCCTTATCGTCCAGAGCCCAGAGGTCAATGTTTGGGTCAATCAGGTAAACGAGAACACGGTCGTTAGTAAACACAGCCATGCGTGACTGCTCGAACTTAGACAGCCCGGTGATTTGCTCTGATGTACCCAACTGGTTAGCAACGTCAATGATGCCAGCGCGGAGAACACTCACGCTGTCGAGAGGTTCGTCTCCTGGAAAAATCTCGTCGTTGTCTACGCGGGACAGGAAGATTTGCGTTTCACGCCCTGGGACGCCAGCAACACACAGTCTGCGTGAAACCGATGTGGCAAACGATGGGCGCAGACGGTCAAGGTCTGGGCTGCCATTCGTCTTGTACTGTAGGCCGTTGTAGTAAAGTGGCGATTCACCACGAGAAAAAAAGTGCACAGAGCGATTGAACACTGTGGTCGATACCCGCGCGTTACGAGGGAATGCGCCAGTTTTCTTGTGCCCCACTTCGCTTACCAAATTTAAGCCAGCGCCATCTTGCTCTGTGTAGACCACGTTGTCCGTGGAATAGAAGGCAACCTCTTGAACTGGGTGTTGTCCTGACAAGAAGTTTGCACCAGGGTCGCGGACAATCTGACCGCGCCAGTCGCAGAAGCAGTCTGTAGACGTAGACAGATGCTGGTTCTTACCTGTATCGAGCGACGTCACGTCCCGGGAAGAGTCTAGCCCCTGGAAGCTCTCGTAAGGAACACTCCGTAGGGATATTCCACTTTTACTTTTGGTCGCACTGGCCATCAGTATTTAACTGTCCCGTTGTTTTTGTCGGTAGACATGGCAGTGTAGTTTTTTGGGTTCGTGCCGTTGTCTGTAACGCGCATCTGTACTTTAGTGTTGCCGTTGAGGCGACGCCAAAGCTCTTGGTTAATCATGCGAATAAACTGAGCGCCATACGTTTCTTCTTTGTCCGACGCCTGCTGCGTTGCGTAGTGAAACAACAGACCAGCAATCATGATTGTGTCTGGCACGGGACGGGTCTCGGACATGTGTTCGTAGTAATCAAGCTCGGCTCCATCCCAATATGGGTGCATACGGACCTCGTCGAGTATCATGTTTGCGAACTCAATGAACATCAGAGATGCGTCACCGGACAAAGTCCCTGGAGCAAAGTCACCAAAACGGCGCACAGCCTGTAGGGTCATCGTCTCCAGAGGGGCGAAGTTATCTGTAACGTGCGGGTTGGTGTTGCTTGTCTCGACCATTTTATTCCTCGACTACACGCCCCATCTGGACGTAATGATGGCGGCGCACAAGCACAGCCTCTTCTGCTGAGAAGCGCCAGCGTAGACGACCGTCTTCGCGGCGGTGAGCGTATCGGTCGCGGATGTTGAACTGAACTGGCTCTTTTTCGCGCGATATAAAAACAACGACATCTTTGGCTTTGGGGGCTTCAGTCTTGGGCGCTTCGACCTCTGGGGCCTCGACTTTCGTAGCGGCCTTCTTGGTGGCTTGCTTCTTTGGCTTAGTATCTGACATTAAAGGTCTCCATAAAAAAGGGGTGATAGCTGAGCTACCACCCCTAAACTTACAGCCGTCATCAAGACGGGTCGTCCGCTTACGCGTTGGACGCCCAGTTCTTAATGTAGACGTGGGTTTTGTCTTGCAGGAGTTCCAGACCACACTCGGTCAGGTACTCATGGATGACACCATCCACGCCGTTACCTTGACGGTTCTCGTACAGTGCAGTGTCGCGACCGTCGAGGTGGCGATACTTGAGGTACGGGAAGTCAACGATAATCATGGCATTGTCCATGCCAGGAATTTGACGGAACTGCGGGTGCAGGTGAACCATCAAGTCGCCAGCAAAAGTGTTGTAGCGAGTCAGGTTTACACCGTAAGCACCTTGGACACTTTCAGGACGCCAGCGGTTCTTGCCAAACTCTTGCAAGTGAGCAGCCACTTTGTAGCCACAGAATGCAATCTTTTCGCTTGAACCGTATTTGAAGATGGTCTTGATGAGCTCTTCGTCGAATTGAGCTTCACTCATAGAACCGTCACCGTCGATGTCGCTATTGCAATCAATAACGGTCGTCAGTGAGTTGGTCAAACCACCTGTGTAGCGGCGAGGCGCAGCAGCCGAACCGTTTTCCTCTGCCTTGATACCGAAGAACATGGCGCGCTCAATGTCGCTCATGTGCAGCTTCAGGGCTTTGGTCATCGCTTCGTCTTCTTTGTCACCAGTGCGCAGGTACGTTGACTTCAGGGTGTTAGACACACCGAAGGCTGTACGGAAAATCTGCGTGTAGTTGGAAGCTACCGACGCGTCGAACGTGATGGGCGTACCCACGTTGTCGTTCTCAGCAGCGGCAAAGCCAGCTACGAACAGTTCTGCATTGTCTGCGATTTGGTGAGTGGTTCCACCGATGTTACGAGCAACAACAAGAGTAGTTGCAGTAGTATCAGCAGTAACACGCATCACTTCACCAGTTGCACTGTTGACAACGATTGCGCCAGCAACGGCGAATTTGTTGTCGTCAGAAGCGTCGATGGTGACTGATGTGGTGCTTGTTGAAGCAACAGCGCCGTTCACAGTGATTTTCCGGTCCGGCAATTCGTCACGGAAGTTTTTGTACTCAGGGTCGTCGGTGCCTTCAGAGGAACCGAAAGACAACAGAGCATTCAACGGTGCATTACCGTTGGGTTCCAGAAGCGTAAAGAGCTCCCGGTAGTTTTTGGGGCGGAAGTCCGATGAGAACTCTCCAGTACCCCGTACACCTTGAATAGCCATGATAAGTCTCCTTTAATGGCGGGTTTACGTTGGTTATGGTGAGCTGCTCCGCCTAGTGAGGAATTACCGTCTCATAAAGCGTTTCACTCAAAAAATCAGGGGCCTTGGCACCTGTGACTACAGGATAAAAAAAGGGCGGGACTTTTGTCGTCCCGCCCTTAGTTTTTTATTAGCTATTTTAGCTATTTATCTTTTCGGATATTTAGAGCAAGCAACTGAATAAACTTGTTCACTTTTGCTAATAGCTCGTTGTCCTTATTAGAGGAAGTCAGGTTAGCCAGCACTGAGGCTGACGCAATGATTCCTGCAATCCATGCGACTACGGTTTCCATTATTCTCTCCCTGTTGCGAGGTTAGTCAGACGATTAAGTGTGGGGTCGCCTTCAGGTTCAGGTGCCGACATAGCATCGCCTGCTTGTGGCGTCTGAGAGATTGTCCCAGTAAATGCTTGGCGGCGCTTGTGAATGTCACGGAGGCTTGCCATCTCTTCACTGTCCATGCTGTTCTTGAAGTCAGTCATGACACGCATGGTAAGACCAGCGTCAATGAAGTCATCTTCTGTGTAGCCACGCTCGTTAGCGAACACACGGAAGTCTTCCGCCATTTCATCACTAAGACCGACTTGAGCCGCACCCTTGTCCAGGTTGTTGGCAATCATCTGAGAGGCAGCCTTGCCTTTCATGTCCTGAGCTTCAATAGCCTGCTTTGCTGCACCGTCGGCTGCTGCTTCGCCCTGCTGTAGGACTTTCGCAAGCATGCCCTGGAGCTGCTGCATGTTGCCTGCCATTGTCGCCATTTGCTGTTGCGACTCACGGAAGCCAGGCGGCAGGGCAACAGCGTTGTCCTCTTCCCACTGACTAAGTGCATCGCGAGTCATCTCGGCGCTTGCTTGGACATTGGTCTTGCCGTCTTCGTCACCCATCTGTGGGTTGGACTGACCAGCCTTCATCATGTTTAAGATTTGACGAGCGGCGTCATCAGGGTTTTTAGCGAACCCATTTTTGATGGCAGCCTCAACAACCTTATTCAGGTTAG